TAATCCAGTTGGATTTACAGCAACAGCGGTGATAGCCGATTACAATTCGGTTTTTGTTGATGAGTATCACAACGAAGACCCAATGGATGCAACGCGCCGCGCAATCGTTCGAGCTGCAGCGCTGATAGGGGTGGCAATGTGATGCAAGACCAAGATAAGGCGGCATTCAGATACATGATGATGGCGGCCGGAGAAGTTTACGGCCGTGAGATTACCAAGCCACTCCTGCAGATGTACTTTGCGGCACTGGCACCGCTTAGCATCGAGCAGGCGCAGGCAGCAATGATGGCGCACATGCAGAACCCTGATAATGGGCAGTTCTTCCCTAAGCCTGCCGACCTGCTGCGCGGGGTGACTGGCACCAGCAAGCAGCAGGCGGCCGCAATAGAGGATCGGGCATCGATAGCCTGGGCCTGCATCGAGCGCGACATTCGCCGGATTGGCAGCTATGGCACACTCAAGCTGGATGACAAGCAGGCGCTGGCAACTATCAAGGCTATGGGTGGTTGGCGTGAGCTCTGCATGTGCGATGAGGCAAAGCTGGAATGGAAGAGAAAAGAGTTCATCCGCATGTATGAGACATTCGAGCGCACACCGCTTGAGGCTTTGCCGTCATCGCTTCCAGGGCTGATTGAGCTGTCAGAGCACAAGGCGGCAAGCCGTGGCCAGCTGCAATCACTGGCTGACGGCGTGGCAAGGTATCGCGCACAAGGCCCGAAGCTGCTGGGGAGTGATAGCAATGACTGACCAGGTAGTTGCCATGATCCGCCAGGCTGGCGCGGCACGAATTGACAGGGTAGCGATAGCCAATGCATGTGGAGTAGACATTAAGCGCGTAAATACGCTGATTTACACGATGCGCAGGCGTGGGGATATTCCGCCACCACCTAAGCGCATTCTAATCGCTGACGGGCATTCTGGGCGCCTTGAATTCAAAAGCCTGTATCACGCAGAGGAGGAGGGTTTTGAGTTGAGCAGCATAAAGCGGTGCCTGGCTGGCACTCGAAAGACACACGCCGGTTACACTTGGCGCTATGAGGCGCCCGAATGAAACCACAAACAGAATCAGAGCTATCAGCGTGCCGAGCGATAGCCAAGGCCATCATCAAAAAGTCAGATGACAACGGATGGCGGAAGTTGTCGCGTGACAAGGTTTCGGAGCTGGTGGCCAAGGAAGTGAATCTCCAGGCCATGCTAACCGGCATTGATAGCCTGTGGATTAAATCAACGATGATGAGAATTCAAGACGGGAGAATGTGATGAATGAAGAATTTTGCACAGTTTCAAGAAGCGAATTAATCGAGCGCCTACGCCAAGCAGAAAAAGACGCCGCTCGCTATCGATTCCTGATTGATAACTGCACAACCCAGCAGGCTGATAGTTGTGGGCCGATTTTCGTGATGACCATTCGCATAAAAAGCCATCCAGGTAACGTTGGGCTGTCGATTGATGAGGCGATGTAATGGAAGAAAAGGTGAAGTGCCCGAACTGTGAAAATGAGTTCGACGATTTTACGCCAGAGGCTGACTTCATTGGTTGGCATGGGATGTGCGTTCAGTGCTTCCTGTCTGGTGATGCTGATGCCTGACCTGATGGTAACTCGTGGCAACCTGGATGAAGCCATGGCGCTAATTCAGGACGAAATCGAGCGGAATCATGTTGCGCTGGTATCTGTCAGCTCAGGAACCACGGGGAAGTGGGGAATTAGCCGCCTGTGGCGCTCGTGGATGAACTCCGTGGCTAAATGGATGGCATCACAAGGGGTAACGATGCCGCTTGCTGTAAAAGCGTCTGGAGAGCTTTATGGTGTGCGTCCGTTTAACGCTGATGATGCTCACGAGTTGTTTAGCATGCAGCTGCTCGGCTGTGACGCTGACGGAACCAGGTTGAGCTGGGCTAAATCGCCACATGACGGGATGCGAGTTGCCACAAAAGGCGAGCGCCTTCACGCCATGCGAAGAATGGAGGCATGGGCCACTGAGCGCGGGATCGCCCTGTTTAACCCACGTGATAGCGAATACAGACAACTGATTGAGCAGCAAGACAGGTGAACCATTTTCCTTGCGTCACGAAAATGGTCATGACTCCTAACCGCAAAGTTTATCTTGACAGTTTGATGGCGTGGTGTAGAGTTTGAATCGTTAGGTGCTTTACGCTGTCGATGTACGAGATCGAAATCAGCGTAAGGCTCTCAGCCTGAACCCGTTTATTGCAGCTCGTACCTGCGGTAAGCGGGTTTTCTTTTTTGGTGAATAAAATGAACAACCTTGTTTTACGAAATGACACATCCGGCTTTTTCGCCCCGGTTGATTCCTCGCTTCTTGGGTCGCTGTTCACCACATACCGACTGACCAGGGCTAACATCGAGCGCATGGGGCAATTCATGGCCTCGGATGATTGCCGTATCGCAATGCGTTACTACCTGGACGCCTGCAAGGATGACCAAGGAAGATGCGGGTTGCAGGTTGATAGACTTCTGCGAACTGATGCCGCAGTTTCAGCTCTGAATGCTGAATACTGGGATCGCGCCCTAAAGCTGACCGATGTCCTTGAGTGTATGCCCCAGAAGCGCAGAGATGATTGGTATAAGGCGATCCGAGACATGGAGACACCGGACTTCACCGAGGAGACGGTAGTTAACACAATGCAGGAGCTTCTTAATTCCCGCGAGAAGTTCCTGGCAGAGCGAGTCGATGGGATATTCCGCGCCCTATCTGGGGAGCATGTGACCAATGCGCCAAGCGGATTCGGAAAGCGCATGATCCTCTATGCGTGCGGAAACTTCGGGATGATTAATCACACCAACTCAGGACACATCACAGACCTGAGAAAAATCATTGCCAGGTTCATGGGGCGTGATGAGCCCACAGGGTATGGGATCACTGACAGCGTGATTCACACAGGAATGCGCCAGACTGGTGAATGGCTAACCATTGACGGCGGAGCGATGCGGATCCGATGCTATCAGAAGGGCACCGCCCACCTTGAGATCCACCCAGAAATGGCCTGGCGATTGAATGCCATCCTGGCGCACATCTATCCACTGGCAATACCGCCAGAGTTCCGCACCAAACCAAAGCGCAAGATCAAAGACTTTGTGCTGATGAATAATCCGCTACCGTTCGCGGTACTTGGAATGCTGTCTTGCTTGAAGGTCGATCGGCACACGCCATTCCGGCCAGACCGTTGGCGCGACCCGGTTGAGCCGCTGACCACTAACCCGTTCAATCGCCGATTTGACTTCGGTGAGCACGATAAGGCCGTTCGCGCCAAAGCCGAGAGCGTGCTGTCCATGATTGGCGGCGTCCAGGTCAAGTGCGGCAAGAGCAAGAACATTGAGGTTTGGGAGTTCGATTACGACCCGAGCCGAGTGCTGGACGAGATCGTCGCCTCCGGCTGTATCCCTGACTACAAAAGCCACCAGTATTACCCGACGCTGGAGGCCATGGGTCAGGTGGTTATCGAGACGGCTGATATCGGCGAGACCGACAAGTGCCTGGAGCCGGAAGCTGGGCAGGGCGGCTTGGCTGACCTAATGCCGAAGGAGCGCACTCACTGCGTCGAGATCAGTAAGCTGCACTGCGAGATCTTGAAGGCCAAGGGGTACACTGTAACCAATGGCGACTTCCTGAAACTCGCGCAGGAGCCAATCTATGACCGAGTAGCGATGAACCCACCATTTGATCAAGGTCGCTGGAAGGCTCACGTCGAGCACGCTGCTGGATTTGTAACGGAGGGTGGGCGATTGGTGGCTATCCTCCCGTCTGGAGCCAAGAATAAGTTCGACCTACCAGGGTTCGCCTGTGAGTGGTCTCAGGTGTTCGACAATCAGTTCGACGGCACATCCGTATCGGTGGTCATCCTCAAGGCTGATCGCATTCAATAAGCAGGAATTTGGCGCGATGCGCCCATTGTTTAGCGTGACATAATATTAGATACTAACTGTGCGGCTAGGGGGCACCCGAAAATGCGAATCGTGACGCACTGCCGCATCCTCATTCACGAACACTGCACGAGGTGTTTATGACTAGCGTTGATCTATCCCTTTTCATCGAAGCAAACTACCCAGCCACTACAATGTCAATTGCCAAGCGCAAGCCACGGTACGGTGTTGGAGTAAATGACGCGAGCTACGTGACAAAACCAACGGTAAATGGCGTCAGATTGTTGGATCCTGCTTACAGAGCATGGGCTGGCATGCTGAATCGAGCGTGCGATCCAAAATACCATGCTAGATACCCAACATACGTTGGAGTCACTGTTTGCGAAGAATGGCACTCATTCAGTGCGTTTCGCACGTGGTGGCTTGCTAACTATCGTGATGATGGTCACATGGACAAAGATCTCCTTGTGGTAGGAAATCGAGAGTACTCCCCTTGGTCATGCCTCTACGTTCCTCAGTGGATAAACACCTTCACCACAGACAGCGGAGCATCGCGCGGAGAGTTTCCGATTGGGGTTTGCCTACACAAGCAAACTGGAAGATATCGGTCTCAGTGCCACAATCCAATCACGGGTAAGGATCACAGTATAGGTTATTTCACCTCACCAGAAGCCGCCCATGATGCCTGGCTCAATTACAAACTGGCGCTAGCTGACCAACTGAAACCCGACATGGACGCCATAGACCAGCGCATCTACCCCAACGTTGTCACAATCATCAAAGCCCTAAGATAGAGGGCTTTTTGTTTTTGTATGAGGGTTACACATGGCGACTAAAGCGGAGCGAGATCACATGGGCGCAGTTGCCGCGCTTGGGTGCGTTGTTTGCCGGAATCTTGGCTTTGGTGCAACTCCAGCGGAAGTGCATCACATCGGAAATGGAACGCTGGGCAAGAAGGCCAGCAACTACGAAACAATTCCCCTTTGCGAAATTCATCATCGAAATGGAGGCCACGGCGTAGCGGTACACGCTGGGCGCAAAACATTTGAGGCCAACTACGGCACAGAGCGCGAATTACTGGAGCAGACGAGGAGAGAGCTAGATGCCGTATTATGAGTTTACCCTGCCATACCCACCAACCGTAAATCACTATCACCAGCCTGTTAGAAACGGTCGCGGAGTGCGCATCATCAAGGGGGCGAAGGCAAGGGCTTATCAGGCAGACGCAGTTGCGGCTATTGTTTCCGCTGGGCTTGATGATGAAGGAATTGAAGGGCCAGTCAGAATCACCATCACACTGAATCCTCCAACGCTTGCCAGGTATGACGTTGATGGCCGACCAAAGGGAATCCTTGACGCCATAACAGCCTCCAGATTCTGGCTTGATGATAGCCAGGTGCAGAGCATGACGGTGGAGAAGGGCGTGAAGGTGAAAGGAGGAAATGCACTGATTAAGGTTTATCTGCTGTAACAACAAACTATTTTTTGCTATCCTCTACCTATCAATCGAAGGGGATGGCAAATGTCAAAACTCACACCGCAACAAATGGACAATTCTCAGCTAAATGAGCTTGTACTCAAGCGCCTGCAGGCGGCCTACCAGGCAGGGATCAAGCTAACCGTACTCAGCTCAAAGGCTGGTCTAACTGGATGGCGTGTGCGCTCTGTGGCTTGCGCTGGCAATGGCTCACCATACAAGTACGCCAGCACGTTTACAGACTCCGAGTGTCTGCGCATCATCAAGGCTCTGGATGACATCAAGGCATCGATATAACTAAATAAAGTTTGACACCATTTCTGGTTGGTGTATTATTAGATTCATGGAGTGCAGCGCAGTGCGGCACAGATAGGAGATAAGAAATGGCTAAACAATTAAAATCAGGTTTAACACTCGATATTCAAACCCGCAGCTACGGCGGTGGAATTGGTGAGACATTCTACATCGTCTGCGACAGTGTTGGATTGGTTTTTGAGACCATCTTCCATAATCAACTCGATAGATTTTATGAGGATAGCGCCGAGTAATCGGCGTTAAATTTTGATGCACATTGACATGTATAAGGTTTACGAAGCCGAAAAACGAGAAGAGTGTTACAAGAAATATACGTCAGATCCGTATTTCGAAACTCTGTGCCGGAAGGCTCTCGCTAAAGGATTCCGGCACGCCACGCTAAGCGAAATCCACTCTAGTGCCGAGTCAACGACGGTTCACTCTGTTGATCTTTATTGCTGGGCTGGTGGATTGTGGGTTAAAGAACAAAAGCAATAGTTCTGCCAATAACAACGGAGAGCAACATGATTATTTTTACTGACATTGACGGGACTCTGTTCAATAACGAGCACCGCGCAGAGTTCATCCCGCAGGACAAGTCGCACACGGACAGCTGGCGCAAATTCAACGAGCTGCATATCTATGATGAGCCGATTCACTACCGCCTTCAGTTTCTGCGATTGCTGGCTATGCTTCCTGGTGTGCGGATTATCTACATCACCGGACGCAGCGACGAATTCCGCGATGAAACACAATCGCGCCTTAACCTGATTCAAGCGCCAAAAGGCGATTTGTTTATGCGGTCAGCAGATGACCATCGACCAGCCGCAGAGGTTAAGGTGGATGTGATTGGCCGATTGACTCACTCATTCGGAATCGCCAAGTTTGCGCTGATTGATGACGATATGAGTGTATGCCATGCAGTAGCAAGCACATTCAGTAACGCGCACATCGTCAAGGTTCCTAGCCAGGATTGCGCATACCTGGCCGCAGCGATGGAGGTTGTATGATCGACTATGTAAACGTGCGTAAGCCGTCAGCATTCAAGATGTGGATGCGCAAGAATCGAGAGTCAGTGAAGTATGGCGCGATACTGGCCGTCGTAATTCTAGTTTCAGTGTTGGGGGATCCATGGCTGCAGTAACAGATCAATTTATGGCCGCCAATATTCACACGGCAGAGGTCACGCTGGCCAATAGAGGGTTCATCCGCACAACTCCAAAGCGCGTTACGCCGAGTCAGTGGATGAATGGCGCGCACCATTGGGCAACCATCGAAGTCATGCCAAGCGGTAAGGCGATTGTTAAAATTGGCGTCAGCACGATATGAGCTACAAAGGCGGAGTTAAATTCAACTGGAGTGATGGAGGTAATATATGAGCCTTGGAATACAGTTCTTTTCGCCATGCAGCAGCGAGGCATTCCGTGAGCGGCTGCGCACGGCAGAGATTAAACGATCTCAGGAAGATGCCAGGCTGGCAAAGCAGCGCAAGCCAAGTAAGGCTGACAAATCGCGTGGCGATGCTATGCGAGCTATTGAAGACAAGGCCATGGCTAAGCGCCTTGGTGTTGAGTTTGGAGATTTGCAATGATTGAGAATCCGAGACATTACGGAAGGCATGGTATCAGAGACACAACTCCGCAATGCTTCACTGATGCAAATCCGGTCGTGCGTAAATTCAAACGGCCATTGTTTAGCTATCGCGGGAAAGTGTGGTGCTTGATTGTTATTGGGCTTGCGGCTTTCTGGTCAGTCGGATTTGAGGTGGTTCAAGAGTTGACGCGGTGAGATGATGCGACTACTATCAGCTTATTGCTTCACTCCGCTGTTAGTTCTGTCATCCTCCGTTGTAAACTCCATGTTTGAGCCCCGAAAGGGGCTTATTTTTTACTCTCCGAGTTCCTGCTGTAGTCTGCGCAATTCCAGTTCTGCCTTTTTCCCGTTTGTCCACTGAACCTTTATTGTGACCAGCGTCAGGCATATGCCACATATCGAGCCGACAAACCCGACATTGTTTTGCAGGAACCCCATGATGTCAGCAACGCCAATACCAATAGACCCGCTTGCTACTGCGCCAGCTGTCCTTGCGTCACTTAACACGACCTGAGCTTTTGCGAGCAATCCGACACTTACGCTCATTTGCTACCGCCCTCTTTATAATGCAAACCCAAACCCTCACGCACAGCAAGCCAAGCGCTAGAGCGACCCAAGCGGCCATCATCACGCTGTCTGCGCTCATGTGCTGGCTTCCCCATGCTGATTATTGTTGTGATCATGATGATGTAAACCGCCGTGCAGGCGTAATCGTAAGATGTTGGCGGCATGTATAGCCACCAAATTGCTAGCCCGTAGCAGTTGACCAGAATAAACAGTCCAGCACATGCGGCAACCGCTATATCTCTGCGTGATGGCGTGTATGCTGTTATGGCCATAGCAATGGCTGCATCCATGAGAATGAGCGCCAGATAGTACATAGGGCTGCTTAGGTGTGACTCTACCGCCATATGCAGCAGATACAGAATGGAGAAGGCGAGCGCTAGCCAATAGCGCCGCCAGATGCTCACAACGGCGAGCAGTATTTGCATGTAATCGTTAATCGACATGTCGTGGTCGCCGTCTTATTTGCGGAGTGAGTCGATCACTTTTTCTTGCCGCCGCCGGACTTGCTGCCACCTGAACGCTGACGCCCATTACCTGCACCCATATTGAACCCCTCATCAAAATAAAAATGACCAACTGGAGGCTCGAGTATATCATTACACTATTGACAAATTAAAGGAGAGTTGAATGGCAACCAAGAAAACAGCCAAGCTAACCGGTGGCGCGTGTGCTGTGTCGGCAATTATCGCCATTGTGCTGTCTATGGATTCCGGGCTTCGCATCAACCAGGCTGGATTAGAGCTGATCGGAAATGCAGAGTCATGCCGCCGAGATCCATACATGTGCCCTGCGCGAGTGCTGACAGTTGGCATCGGCTCAACTGGAAAGGTCGAGAATCGCCGCTATGCAGATAAAGAGATTGCCGAGATGTGGGTGACTGACATTCGAGCGGCTGAGAAGTGCGTTAACCAGTACGCCAACGGCAAGCGAATGACCGACAACCAACTGAGCGCGATCACATCATTCACGTTCAATGTTGGCTGTGGTGCGCTGCAGAAATCAACACTTGCTCGTTATGCAAAGCGTGAGCAGTGGCCGCAGATGTGCGGTGAGTTGAGCAAGTGGGTTTATATTGGCAAAGAGAAATCAAACGGGCTAGCTAACCGTCGAGCAAAGGAGTTTGAGCTTTGTACCAAAAAGTAAATCACGAATGGGGTGATGATTACGAAAACTGGCTAGCAGCAGAGCAAGCCATCTACTATCGAGAGGTGATTGTGCATGAAGCTGATTGAAAACTGGCGCAAGGCCCACAAGTTGCCATCCATGCAGTTGATGGCTATCGCCGCTGGAGTCGAGGCTATTAGCGCCGCACTCGGTGGCGTGGTTTCTCCATGGGTGATCGTTGGCCTTATTTCCATTGCCATGGTTGCTCGTGTGGTGGCTCAGGATGGCGTGAAATGAGCATTCCAACAAAACTATGGATTTACGCGTGTGCGCTGATTGTTGCTGCTGGGGCTGGGTTTTGCTATGGCTATTATGTGGCATCTGTTGAGGCGAAGGTGGTAGCTCAGAAGCTGGAATTATCACGAGCTGGTGAGGCTAACAAGGCATGGGTAGAGCGATTCGCACTACAGGCGCAACTTGCAACTCGTGACCAGCAACTTGCAGAGAGCCAGGCCCGTGCAGCGCAGAAGCGCACTGAGATAGTCATCAAGAAAGAGGTTATCTATCGTGACAAAATCAAAGATGTGTCTGTGCGCGACTGTGTGGCTAATAGCGGGTTGCTCGACTACTACGACGCAACCATCGGGCTGTCCAGTCCCGCCGAGTGACCTGATGACGCCACCGGTTTTGCTGATGCGGATAGGCGGCGACCCTGAGCGAGCACCTGGCGTAATGAAACACAATGCCGATGCGCTACTGAATGACCGCGACAAGTTAATCCGCTGGCAGAAGTGGTACGAAAAGCCCCTCGATTGAGGGGCTTAGTCTATTATGCTAACCCAACCCTGACATATAATTCACTCGCACTACCGAAAGCTACGGTTTTATACGCTGTAACTGTAAGTCCGTCGCCACTTATCTCGGCCCAGGTGTTACCAGGATTAGCACCCCCAGTGTAATAACACATTGCAGTTCTGCTCCCGGAATTCGGAACACCCCTGACATAGCCAAGTGACGCAAGGTTTATAGATCCACTGAGCGCACCTGCTGCAATAGGAACATCGATTACACCATCTGTAAAATACTCACCTGAATTTCTGCCCCACAGATGGCTGGATGTAGGATTAATGTCTGCTATTACACCGCCAGATATGTTATTGCCTGTTATCTCGTTTCCACCTGTCTCGAACATAAATATAGGAGTCGGTGACGATATCTGATTATCCTTGAATGCATTAAACCTACCTGCATTGTCGTATATACCAATGCCAGATGAGTTTGATATTAGGCAATTCGATACTGTCGCACGCCCGTTAAGTGATCCGAGTTTAACTCCAGCATCTCCAGCATGACCATTGAACGTGGTCATCGTTATCTGCTTAATGTCCGGGCCTGATGTACTTTGCGTCGGTTTAGGGACACTGTACACCCCTACAAACGGCTGCGCGGAATATCCAGCGTCACCAGCAATCCAGTTAGGTGCGATAGTTGGTCTACCGTCCCAGTTTTTGTACCGCACACCAAAGCTGCGGCAGTAGTCTAAATCAGCTCCGAAAATACCACCTGCCAGCATTGAGTCTACATCTACAGCAACGTCAAACCCAAAAACCAGCACGGATGATGTGATGGAGCAGCCTTCCGGCCTAGCCTCTACTGCGGGGGAGTAATCAGACGACGCGATAAACTGCACGCCGATACACTCACCACTTACAAGCGCACCGGAACCTCTGATTATTTTGGTTCCAGAGCCAACCTCATTAGATATACAGCGGCCCTTGAAAACAAAACCATTGCACACGTTAGTCGCGTTCACAGACCGAAATGTTGAGTGCCACAGGTTCTTGAAGTTGCCAGCAGTTTTGAAGTTGAAAATTTGAATGTCTTCAAAGGAAACACCAGTTGTTCGCTTGCTGACATTTAGCCCTGGGTCACAAACAATTGCGGTGTATCCTGCATCATTTGCACCAGTACCTAGAAGGACGAACCCTCCAAATTTTCTTCCGCCCACAGCATCTGAGGACGTAAATTTGAAACCGTCACACCCTACTGGCAATAATTCTGCAACTGAAAATTCACCTGTCACATTACACTCCGGGCCAACGGTTGGTGTCTGAGTGTATTTGTACTGTCCTTTATCAATATGCACATTCAGGCGCTTAGCTGTTGCGACATTAAAGCATCGAAGCATCGCTGCCGTGTCGTCCACGTTATCACCTTTAGCGCCAGCTAAGTACGGAGTGACTTTCTTCTGGTCTTGTCGAACCCAAGCGCCTGATGCACCAGTGGGTTTGAATACAAACACCCCATCATCCAGCAGAGCGTTATCAGCTACCCAACGGAATTTGCCCCCGCCCACAGGTGGGGATGCTACAGCGGCCCAGCCTGAGTTATACGAAGCCAAGTAAATTTTATCACCGGAGTTCCCGACGAGTAAGCGTAAAGCACCTACGTCAGCAAGCTCACCCCGCAGCACAACATCCGTGCGTGGCACATAGCCGCTGCCCGGAAGTGTCGGGTCGGTGCCAGCAGCAACAACCTTACCACCTTCTGGATATACACCAGACCATGAATATATACCTTGTGTACTTTCATCTAACAGTACTTGCGTGCTATTTAAGAGCACCCCACCAGTTTCAAAATCACCTGCTGCTAGTACCCAGCCAGACTCAGCAGCAAATCTAGTCCACATAGCGCGATTAGCTAACTTAGTGTTAGGGGAGATAGGAACTAAGAACTCTGGTGTATAGCTACCATCGGTCAACTTAAAGCGATAGGAGTAACCGTTATCTGTAGCCCGGACGTACTCAAGCGCCTCAATACTGGCACCGGGAATACCCTGCTCGAAGTACTCTTGTGCGATATACAACAACTGTTGATTGTTCTCATCAATAGTACTTTCATCGAACTGTGCATTCTGACTGTAGATGTTATACATAGTATCTAAGTCAGTTCTGCGGTACACAACAACCTCTACACCAGCAGGCACTACAGGCAGTACACGGATAGTATTATTATCCAAGAAACTCCAAGTGTAACCACTAGGAGCCCCACTCTGGGGTGTCTCCACCCCACCAATACGCAAGTAAATATCGTTACGTTGTAGGTACTGCACCCCAAGCACAATAGTGCTCAAGGTGCCATCAGATACCAATTTCTGAATACTATAACTCATTAGTCATCCCCATTTAGACTATTAACCAACATTCTAGTTGGCATGAAGGTGTTAACACCTGGAACTGCTTTAAGCACATCCTCTACAGTAAGCTCCCCGCGTTTAGCTTTCTCAGCAATAGAAAACAAGTTGTTAGGCCCAGCGAATGCCGGAGCAGCTCCACCTACGGACCCTTGGATAAACCCATCAGCCAGCAGTGATGCTAAGCCCATGGCAGGTAGCGCACGTATAGTACGTACTACCAAATCCTCTTTAGGGTCTCTACCTTGGATAATGTTAGACAACATACCGGACATTGTACTGAGAGGCACAGCAGTAGACATATACAAGGCGATACCAGTAACACCACCCCGATTGTAGTTCCGGCGAAGTATCTTCTGTGTAGCACCAAATACATAGCGCATGTACGGAAATAGCACACGCCCTATAGCACTGTGCTCCACAAATGCAGGTTGCTCTCCATGGCGGATAGTCATAACGACATTATCCCCAGCAGAAGTTATAGCATTCATAGAGCGTGCTCTAACAGTCGCGTCCCAGTTATCCATAAGCGTACCATGCTTCTGCACCTGTTGCTGCATAGCTACCAAGTCAGCATCTGACATACCTACCGACTTGAAGTACTTAACAGCCTTTGCATTACCTGCACCCGCTTGAGTTACTAAGTCATCCATGATACCGGCTAAGATATTAATCTGGTGTCTACGCACGAATTCAGAACCGTTAAGGAACCGCACGTACTGCCCACCGTACTGCGCTAGCTCGTGGATGCTACCAGCAGGGCCAGTCCAGTTATCTTCCAGATGTGTTACATAAGGACGCACCCGCCCTTCCGCTATAAGCTGACCAGACATAATATTCTGCAACGTCTCAGCTTGTGCTTTAGTCATAGCAGTGGGTTTCACTACATTAGACATAGCCCCAATGAAGTGTTTAGCTACCTTAGTAATGCCGAACTCGTGCATTAGCTGAGCATAGTCTGCAATAGCATATGCGCCAGAATTACCGAGCTGGACACTAGCACCATAGCTAGTAGCAGTACGGAACCAATCAGGCGCTTGCTCCCCCACGGGTTGCCCCAGTAGCTGTGCACGCACGTTATTGAGGAACTCTTGAGCCTTGGGCCGTTCTGCTGCTGGTAACTTATCGAGAGCCTCGCCTAACGCTGTATCTAAGTCCAAGTCGTGAGCAAAGCCCATACGAGCTAAGCCAATACGTCCTGACATACTACGCGCATATGTTTGCAGATTACCTAATAGGTCATCATCCATGAACTCATTGATGCTAATAACTTCACCTTTAGAGCCCACAAAGGTAGCATTGTAGTCCCAATCCATACGGTGACGTAGGTGTTTCTGCTTACCAGCTTCTTCTGCTTTTGGTTGTAGAGTACTGAGTAAGCCTTTAATCTTGCCTTCCTCAATCCCCTCGGCACGTAGTACTTGGGCTAACTCATCCTGGGTAGTACCACGGAAAGCCTGGGCCTTCGGGTCTGCTTGTCTGAGCTTCTGCGTGTACACGAACTTCTTACCAATAGCTTCTGCTGATAAACCTAAACCACCTTGGGCTTCGGGCATTACCAAACGTGGATAGATACGCGCTATCTGCTGTCCGTACATCTTATGCAGGTCTGTCCAGGAACCCTTACCAGATCCTACGAACTGTTGCATCTTCAAGTACGCATGGCGCACAGGTACATAGTACTTACTAGGGGTCAAAGCATCAGCACCGTATACACCTGCATCTTGCGCAGCCTTACCCATGATGCTACCGAAGTCCCCTTTGGTGTATGCATCTACAATACGTTGTACTCGTGGGTTCTGATGGGGCGGCGGAGTAATACCATTAACTTCCATCTGCTGAGCCCGGTTCAACCACTGGCGAGCTTGTCTACCAAGTTCCTGCGTTTCAGCTCTAGCTAAAGCACGGGTCTTAGGTCTGAGACTCTTCCACTGTGGAACTTCTGCACGAATAGCCCGTTCAAGGCCAACCAATGCGCGGTCAGCTTCAAGCAAGGTACTACGGCCATAGGCTACTGCACTCTCAGCTACGTCATCCACAGGATTAGCTAGCAGCTTGTTAGCCAAGTCCTCTCCAACATAATTACGCAGTGCGTCGTAGCTAGATATATAACCTTTGAAGCCAGTATTGAAGCTATCAATTGCGGCTACTACATTTGCGGGGAGTACGCTATTGCTAGGTACATTATGTAAGCTGGCACTAGCGGGAACTTGGGGTATAGTAGCGTGCGCCTTGGGCACAGCCCCAAATCCATCTAATAAACCACCAGCAATACCGCTTACAGCATCCCACATCATCTGTTCATTACTGCGGTGCCCTGTAGCGTAAGATACCCCACCTACAGTTACCCCACCAATAGCAGCACCAGTAAGCATAGCTTGGCCCCTGCTTAGTTGCGTGCTAAGGCGCAGTGCTCTTACACCTTGGCTAACACCCATACCGAGGATTAAGTCAGCATCAATAGCACCACCAGCAAAAGCACCTACAGGAGCCTCACCCATGGCACGCTGAGCTATCTGCTTATCCTTGATACGTGACCAACGATGGTTATAGTCCTCTTGGCTTACAGCGCCAAGTAACTCTTCCTGGAAATCAGGAGATAAGCTAGACGTTGCTTTATCCACCTTGAAAGCTGCCAGCGCATTGAATTTGTTATCCGCACTGAACTCAGGCTCATCAAAACCGTCATAGATAGCGCGATATAGTGATTCCTCTGTGAGGTAAGCACCTGTGCCCGCAAAGAACCCCGCCTCATCTTGTAGTTTATTAATCTCCCTACTAGGGTCGTAAGTTCTAATTAGTGGACTTGGTTCAAGTAACTCTGTACTAGATGTACCAGCAGTACCCAACTCTGCAACCGCTGGCTTAATCTCCACGTTTAGACCTTTAGATGCTGAGTTGAACGATTCTAAAGAACTGGTACTGCTTGTACTACTATCAGTAGCTAATTCAAAATCCATATGCACCTCAAATAAAGAAGGCACCCGAAGGTGCCGACTATTAATAACCTTGTCTACTTGTACTTATACTAGACAAGCTAAGCCCACGTTCTAGGTACGTCTGGCGCTTGGTGCTAGCTTGTTTGTATATAGCCAAGTCTTTAAGTTTACCTAGTGCCTCGGCTGTACCTTCCCTGCCAGTACTAGCTAACCTAACTAGGTCAGCATAAGCATTACCGCCAGATAGACCACCATGCCACATAGCATCAGCAATTGCGATATATGTAACATCAGGTCTACGGTTAATACCACTAGTACTGGGAATCCCGGCACGCGCAACTACATCAGGGTAACTCTTGTAGTACTCCCCAGCGAATTCACCAACTACTTGAGATAACTTCTCAGGACTACCCTTGGCAGCATTCAGCTTCGCAACCCATGCAGGATGGTCTTGCTTAGAGATACCTATACCAATAACTTCTACTTGCTTAAGGTTAGGATTAGCCTGGTCAGTAGCACTCCGTGTGTTCTTCCAATCAGAAGTCCACCCCTCGTACCACGCCAAATGCTTAGCCACCTTAACACCTAGATCATTACTACCTAATGAAGTTCCCCAATGCCGTGTGATGTTCATAGTAACACCACTAGATTGGGTCGTATCAAGCACATTCTCAGGTGCAGTAATAGCTTGCATTTCTAGCTCGCTCTGCCAACGCTTATTCAAGTCAGCAGGAGTTTGCACATAGCTACGCAAGGGTACATTGTTATCGTCGTAGTCCACAAAGGTAGCTACATTACCGGCTACTACTACACGGACGTTCTCAGGCTTTACTCTGCCACCGGACTTATCAGCAATCTCCTGTCGTACCCTATCGAACACAGTACTAAGCTGCTCGGAGTTGTTGATGCCTGTACTAGCCTTGAATTCTGGATTCAAGAACACAGGGCCACTCTTGGTACGGATAGCTAAACCCTCTTGTAGTAGCGCCTGAGTAGCAGACTCTTCATCTACAATCAAATGCCCCTTACTGGCTAAATACTCCTTGTTTCGGAATAGCACAGAGTTAGCTTCTTTCGCGTAGTTCTGCAACAAGGCATCCGAGGGCTGGTTAGTGAGCGTAGCGCCTAATGCCCCAGTGCTACCGAAGAACACGCTCTTGAATGCATCCGGGGTGAACTCAGCATTGAAGCCGGTCTTGGCTTGCATTTCAATCCCATCCCGAGCTGCATCCAAAGCACCCTTGAGCTGCCGAGCATCCGTAACATCCACGTTGGGGTCACGCAGGACTTGGCGCATGGCTCCCTGCCATTGCTTGGGCAGGGCCGCTACCAAGGCATCCCTCTGGCTCGGATTGTCAGAAGCAGCCGCCCATGCCTTTGTATAGGCACCGAGGGCTTGGGCCTGAGACTCCTGAACCTGGGCAATGCTGCTAGCCGGGGTATTCAGGAACGTCGAGAAGCCCTGTGCAATGAGCGTAGCGCCCTTCTGGTACTCCCCCGGTACATTGGTACGGGTACTGTCCTGCATGAGCACAGCGCCCGCTACAGTGGTGCTCCCAGAGGCATCCACGAGCTGGGCCACCTTCTTATTGAGCAGTTCCTCAGTTCCCTTACCGCTCCGTAGCCAGTCAGCATAGGTGCCTTGGGAGATAAGCAGGTCATCGCCCACAGCACTGTCAGCCTTGAGGCTCAGGGCGTGCAGGGAGTCCAGCATGGCATTACCCTTGGTAGGGTCTAACTCCCCAGTAGCGATACGGCTATGCAATGAACTCTGCATATTCCGAATATCGTCTATACCTGCGTTACCTGCCTTAAGATTAGTCTCTAAGGTACGAAGGTTCTCTTGGTCGTAGACGTTCTGGAACTGCCGGAACTCTTGGTACTTCTTATCAATAAGATTCAAAGCTGCTTCGCGCTCTTCTGGTGTCCAGCGTTGAGCATTAGCAGTGTTCAAGTACCCAGAAAGCATCTTGAGCTTATTCAAATCCTGCATAGAGTTCGATTGCAGTCTTGATACAATCTCAGATACAGCACCATAGGATTTCTTGGATGCAGTACTTAGCGCAGTCTTAGGGTCGCTATGTGCATACAACTGATACGTGCTATCGAAAGCATTATCAAGATTCAACGCAACTACACTGGCATCAGCATTAGGTTGGAGGCTATTAATAACAGCACTCGTACCTAGCTGATTGGCAATGCTGTCTTGGTTACGTTGGGCCTGCGCCTCCAGTTCCTTCTGGTACATAGCCTGAGCACTGGCTACATTACCCAGAATAGACTTAGTAGCGGAGTCACGTGCTTCTCCTACAAGACCGGAGTTCTGTACGCGCTGCTGCATGTCTTGTACAAGCGGTGACATTTTCTCAGTGAATACTGAAAGGCTATCCCCAGCTTCTACACTAGAACGTGCAAGCTCAGTCACCTTGGACTGGTAGGCCAACTGCCCCTCAGAGAAGTCAGCTACGCGCAAGCCTTGCTCATACGCATCTTGAGTAAGCCATGAATGTTCCTGGATGTTCTTAGCGTAGTAGTCTACTTGCCCTTGTACATAAGCCTTCTCTCTGGCAGTGGCCAGCATAGAAGTACCTACATCTGCTGCTGTCTGAATAACAGCAGGGAGCACAGAGGCTCCCAAAGCTACGTTAGTATTCTGGGCTTGCACAGCAGGAGTAAAACCACCTGAGTTTACATTTGAAAATGTTGGAATTTGAATATCCGGCATGTTAGCTCCCAGAACCAATAGACTTACCAGCACCGCCAAATAAGCCTTGTGAATACGCACTAGCAAAGGAGTTCCCCACTTGGTTGATGACATTAGCCCTTGTTTGTGTATCGACTAATGCAGCAGAACCTGTGGTTATCCCAGCGTAGTTACTAATACCTGTGTTGATTAGGCTAGTTAGTTGGCTATTCATGTTGAACTGCTCCGTTTCATAATTCTGGAGAGTAACTGCTTTAGCTTCGCTTTCTTGTCTGTCTACATCAGATAACAGCGCTTGGCTGGTACTTCCGATACTATCACTCATAGCAAAGGCCACATTCATGTCAGATTGTGCAGCCTCTGCTTGCGCCCCTGTACTTGTTAGGGCTTGGTTTACCTGCATACTTACTACAGTACGCTGACGGTTAAGCTCACCTACTTGGCGAGCAGTCTCAGTCATAATCTGCTTATTACGGAAGCGCGTGAACTCATTAGCGGCATCTTCCTTAATCTGAGCAGTGTTCCTTTGAGACATACCACTGAGCACCGTTGAGCCGACTTGCATCATCAACGGTACTAGCATAGGCCACACCATATCTACTCCTTAAATGCGCTGACGCTTCTGCACCGTCTTTAACGTGTACTCTACGCCAACTATATTCATTTCTCGTGTACTGTCTGTACTGAATACACAGGATGTTTCATTCGCTACTGTCCTACAAGGTACAATAACCGTTGCTTGGTCAACTACACGCGCACGCTTCAAACCCAACTCATGAGATGCCCAACGCAGAACATGAACATCATCGTCTAGGATAGGGCCGAGCTGTGGTGTACTAACTTGCACATCGAAGTCACCCGTATTCTGTACAGTAACAGCAAAGCGCAGCACTGTAGTCTTATCCAATGATATAGGCCGACCATTGTAGTCCTTCATTATTGGAGGTGTTAGCTCCAATGCAGAAGTGTACTTGTACCCAACTACAACAGTGCTACCAGTGTAAGACTTATGGATACGCAGCGTACTAGCTGCTACACCAACTACCTCTACTGGTTCGCCCTGCATTCCTAGTATAGTACTACTTACGCCTAACTCAGAAGCAGTGCCGTAGCTTAACCAAGTAGGCAGTGCTACAGACTTGTAACCTAGCTCTGCGGATGTATCTACTACAGCAAGTTCCGTGTACAAATCTAGTAAAGGTTTAACTTCGCCGCTAGAGTAGTAAGCGCTATCCCGCGTATCCAGTGTACACAATACCATCTTGTTATTAGCTAACTGCAACGCTAATACAAGAATATCCTTAGCGAAATGTACTGCAAGGACAGGTAACGGTGTAACCCACTTATGCCAAGAGTTCTGTACTTTCTCCGAGCCCGCCCATAAGTACTCGTGGACTAACAACTCATCTGTGCTTACAGATGAAGTAAACAAGGCGATGCTTGCAGCAGAACTAGCAGCTATACCTCGGCATCTACCTTTCATATACCGGGGTATATGATTGGTTAGTTCACTAGATACGTACTGCGATGCTGTAGTGTCACTAGGCAGAAGCTCACCAATACCAAAGTAATCGGTACTAATTGGCGTACAGTACATTAGCGAGCGACCAACTACAGTGGGCTCCGCCAGTACATCCAGCGCTTGCTTTGTGCTCAACAGCACCACAGCAGATGTAGGCGTAAGCCCAGATGTACTTGAAGGTACTACCGATTGGTGCGTGCTACTTATAGCAATAAGGTCACGGTTATACGGTACTGCAAAGTGGTATGAAGCTGCTGTAGCACTACCACTGCCCCGTTCAATAGCATCCTCACTTAGTACCTGTGTTGCCGTACTGCGCATAAAGCGCAGAGGTTTATTAGCAGCACTAAAGTTCAAGTACGCACCAGCCATAAGAACCAAGCGCCCTTGATAGGCACTGATACCCGTAAGTGTCTTACCCATGAACTGGGGATACGGATTGTTCTCATCATCCCCAGCTACACGACCCTCAAAAGCAGGAGCATCTACCACAATACCTGCGGTGCTACTAATACTTACACGCACAGGCATACTCGCTAGGGTCTTAGCTGCCGCGTAGTCCCCAGTCTCGTACCATGTACGCTTACTACCATCCCAGCGATAGTACTGTAATGCCTTGGTACTTGTACCTACAGCACATAGGAAGCCGTTAGCACTATTAGGTAGGTTAGGTGGGAGATCAGATGCTAGATTAACATTCATAGTACCGGATGTACCTAAGTACGTGCTACCAGATGAAGTACTAACAGCACAAGACGCACCGAATTCATCCGTAGTAGTAAATGCTAGGTATGCCCCATCTAATTCTACAGATAACCAACCAGGCTTATCAGCCGCAGTAAGTAGTGCATGAAGTCCAGAGGCTATACCTGTGGGGTTACTATTAGCAGCATCCCCATCTGCCGTACCTGTAGGAGTTGTGTACGTCTTAGTGTAGGAGGCAGAAGCCCCTGCACTATTAGTAACAACAATCAGTACAGTATAGGACTTGGAGAACGCCCCAGTCTTAGCATAAGCAAACCCAGACCTTGCTGGATTCTGTTTAAGCGTATCTGCTGCACCTAATGTAGGCTTTACACCTTTGTTTAGTACCCATAGGTAGTCACCGTCCGCGACAGTGCTCAGGGTGCTAGCTAAACCATCCGATGCTAGAAAGTACGGGTGCGTAGCACTATGCACAGTTAGGAAATCGGTACTAACAGCAGTTAATGTACCACTCAAAGCATTAAGGTAAACATGCCAACCCGCAGTATCTAGTTCAATGTACTTGGACTGAACAGAGTTAGGATTAACATCATAGGGTAGTGCTAGTGTCTTAATATGCTGAATACCCGGTCTGCGTCGAATACCCGTAACTAAGTCACTCACCATGTTCTGTTGAGTACCTACCTGTCCGGGCAGCCTTTCACGGGGTATCTGTTGGGATACACCTTGTAGCAGTGAAGGTATAACACCATCTACAACTTGAGCCATAGTTCACCTCTTAAGTGCGCAATTTAGACATGTAATAACCCATGGCTCTACGGCCTCGGACGTACACATTCTTCTTACGTAAATGGTCACGCTCAAGTAGTGTGCGCACCTGTGCCAGCTTGGATAGCAGCTCTGTACCGTAGGTGCTATCTACACCGAGGTCAGCAGAATACACAGCTGTACATGCAGTGTACATTACAGTCTGTGCTGCATACTCCGGTAATTCCTCGAACTCTAAATCCTGTTTAATAGTGCCAGTTTGCGACTCTGTGAATTCAAATGTTCCTGTTTCAAGGTTGTACAAGTACTCACCACGAATTTCAGATAGAACTGATGCGTCTGCGCATTCCCAGTTCAGTACGTTGACAGGAGCTTTAATCTTAGAGTCACTACCGGGGTACAGCGTGACACTTACTGCATTAAACCACCAGCCTGTAGCCAGCAAGGCGCGCTTAGCAGTTTCAATTTGTTGTAGGATACTCTGCACCGTTGTATTACGGGCAGTAGTACTTGTTACATTAGCCTCTCCTAAATAAGGAAGGATAGTGTTTACTGCATCAAGTAATTTCATTGTAGGGGTCTCGTAGTTAAACCCCTAATTATGAAAGCACTAGGGGCGCTAGGCTTAATTAGGCCGGGATAGTAGGTGCCTTCAAACCTGCTGGCGGTGCCGACAGTTGAGAGATATTAGTACCACCTTGCCCACCGTGGTCGATAGTACTTTGCGGTACTACAGCATCAGGTGCATAGGATTGCCCAGGAATGAACTGAGAGTTAATGCGTTGAACTTCGCGGTTCCAAGTTCCCGTAAGGTTAAGGGTAGCCATGTTGTACTCCTAAAATAATCGAAAAATAAAGAGAGGCACTAAGCCTCTCCTTTTGTACGCAGAACCTAATCCTTACGGAGTAGGCTCAACTAGACGGATGGATACAGCAGTATCCGGGCGACGCTGACCCACGGTGTACATGGTGTAGCAGTCCAGTACGTTAGCGAAGTTCTCTTCGTCATCCCAAATACGGGTGGTGTAAGGCTTAGCCTCCACAGTAACTAGAGTCTTGCTCTTGGACATGATAACCATACGTACAGTGGCATCTTCCGCAGACACATTAAAGGCAGTACCCAGAATGTGGTTAGCGATAGCAGCAGTCGGGAATTCCAGGAACTCAATCACAGGGATACCATTCATACGCATTACACGACGGTCGCCATAGGAGCCGTTGTCGTTAGTGTTGAATTCCTTGTTAAAGAGCTTAGGATGTTCCATCAGGGTACTGTACTGGTCGGTATAAATCAGAGTGACCATATCCGCCAGCGGAACCTTACGCTTAATCAGCGCATCAACAGCAGCAGCGTGCGCACGATTCAGAGAGACAGCGTTAGCTTCCATCTCAGCATAGGTCAGCGTACCGGTCTTGAACTCAGCTACAACTTCCAGACCATCTTGGAAGGCTGGCTTAAGGTGCGCCGGAGCAACCCAATCACGAGACTTAATAACCTGGATGATATGCGCTTGGTCGTAAGCCTCTGCGAATGCAGTACCGTTGTTCATACCCATTTCGGTAAGGAAGTCTGGTGCAGTCCAATCATCTTGGTAGTCGATAGGGTTACGGATGTACATCGTAGTATCGACAGTGATGACCAGCTTATCTGAAGTAACCTTCTGAGGGTCAAGCGCAACACCAGAGGTTCGCCCCTTAACTACAGATGAATTCAGGCGGTCAATACGATAGGTATTGGAGCGGTCATTTACAGACCGTTGAGCAGACAGACCCCGGAACAAAGCCGCGTACTGAAAACAAATATCTACCTCAGATTGGTAGACTTCCAAATGTTGGTCTACATCCGAGTTCGCGCCACCCCAGTGGGCTTTAGTGGTGTTGCCAGTGTAGGCAGTATTAGCCATTTCTTAATCCTTATTTTCCAGCAGCTCGGCCAGCGGCACGACGTTGCATTAGTTCATTATAGCGAACACCGAACGGCCCTACTTCTAGGGAACGTCCTGCCGCCTCAGTCTTGAGCTTCTGTAACTCAGAGCTGAACTCAGCCGCAGATAAACCTGCGTTTGTATTTACAGGATTACCCTGCAACATAGCACCTGATACTACAGGTACACGCCCCGATGCTTGAACGAATTGCATCAACTGAGCAGCACCTTGCTTAATCAGACCGTTATCCAGCAGCACCTTAACCATCTGCTTAGTTTCAGCATCAGCATGTGCGTTGAATACAGTTACAGCAGAGTTCCAGTTCTCAGCAGAACCAGCCACCTCTACTACTGTCGCTTGAGCAGCAGCCTTAGAACTAGCAGCAGTAGCAAGCTCCTGTTGCAGTACAGCCTTAGCCAAAGCGATAGCTTGGTCGCCGTGCTTACCAAAGCGCTCTTTGAGGAACGCAGTATCAATAAGCCCTTCATCGGAGTATTCCGCAGCCTTACCCAATGCACGCTTAATGTCAGCATCAGTACACCCAGTCATAGCGACGAATGTACCTACTGCAACATCCAGCACAGCATTACCTGTACTCTCTACTGCACCAGTACTCTGTACAGTTTCAGTAGGTTGCTCAGTGACACCTGGAATAACGGCAGCAGGTGCCGGAACAACAGGTGCTACAGGAGCTACTGTAGATAGGTCTACGGCTTCGGGTGTAGCAGAGGTAGGTTCGGTAGGTGCAGGAGCCTGCGCCGTGGTAGGCATACGTGGAGGCTTGAGCCCCTCTGTTTCAACAGCCATTATAATTCTCCAATAGCTTGAACATTACTTAATGAGTTTGCTTGGGCTACTGCTTGTGCATTAGCTTCTTGTAATTGCTTCAACTCTTCTTCTGTTCGGTACAGGGGTCGAGTATCTACATTGAAACTACGCATTACAGTATCAAGAATACGTTCTGGGTCGGGTCGCTGAGATAAGCCCTGCAATGCAGGTACTATAGCAGCCACTATCTGGGTAGCTTGGATGAGGTTCTGTACATCCGCACTACGACCAAGCGCTGGAACACCAGCAGTAATATCCAGAGTGAATTCACCTGAAATCATAGCGATGATAAATGCTGGTTCAGTCTCTTGAAGTAACAAGTGCGCTAACTTCGTGTGCGTAAACGCAGATAGCGTACTAACAGCACCACCTAAAGCCTCATCAGCCTCATTAGCGTTAATCTCAACCTCACGCGCAGTAACACGTTCACCTTGGCGAGTATTACCACCGTACATGAACGCTTTAGATAGGCGGTTCTCTATAATCATCAAGTCGTTTAGCACTTGCTGAATCTTAGCGAACTCCCCACCCTCAAATGGTTGAATGTCAGCCGGATTACCTTGTACTGATTCCCCAGTGACAGCATCCTCTAGTGCATCAACGTCAGTAGAGCTACCAGGTTTAATTAGATTCACAAGCCGTAGAGTTTCGAGCTCGTACTTTGCTAGTGCCGTAGACACATCACTGTACTTAGCGAAGTCACCCGCAAGTTCCTCGACTAAACCACGACCATAGGCATCACCTGCACGTAAGTTCCATACTACAGGAATATACGGACATAGGTTCTCTGGATAAACATCTAGTACCCCTACATCCTTACCATCTACCTGTTGTGTTACTTCGTAGCTAGTTACTGCTTCGCGTTGCACTCTGCGCATACGCGTGTACAAGTCGATGTTATCCGTATCCTTACGGTCAACCCGGTTAATCTCAGCACGCAACGCATCGGGCAATGTACCCCAGGCTTTACTCTCTTTAATAATCAAATCGAGTACAGTACCGGAGTTGTCCCGAATGCAACTGTAGTTACGCAAGCTGTACACGATGGTCTTAGACCCTTGGCGGATTAGCAAAGCGTTGCCTGTAACGATACACAGCTTTAACGCTTCCAATAATCCAGCATAACCGCCATTAAGGAACAAACGGTTACAACTACTGACCTCAAGATTAACAAGAGTATTACGCCAAGCATTATCATCGTCACGGAGACCAAATGCCTCTCGCATAGCATCACTAACTTGGATATTGAAGAACGGCTGCTTAAACGGGAACAGCAGCTTCGCCAGCTTAGGCGCTAAGTTATTAACTAGCGTAGCACCTAGAGACTGGTAATCATGCTGTATCTCCATGTTACCTGTATTACCGTGCTCATATACTTCTGGAAATAAGCTCGGGATAGTCCATAGACTGTAGTCCTCTAGTTTCTTTAAGAACCTAGTATCCTGGTAAGTCTCGAACAAAGTCTGATAGGTGCTAGTACTAATCATTAGACCACCCCAAGACTTGTACTGGTACTTGCCTGCTTCTTCTTCTTAACACCAAGAGCTGTACTGTCCTCAGCTACATCTGTACCTGCGCCAGTTTCAATCTTAACTACATTATCAAGAACCTTAGAAGATTCTAGTGCATTAGCTTGCTCAAGCTGGCGTTGTTGCATTTCGTACTGCGCACGTTCAGCAGCAGCCTGCTGTGCAGCAACCTCAGCAGCTTCTTGTTCCTTGGTATTGATGACCATTCTACCTGGGTCTAATAGCGCGTTAGCGAAAGAACCACCAACCCATAACTTACTACCACCCATAATACCGCTTACTGCTTTATTAAGTCCCATTATGTACCTCATAAATCTTAGACTTGTATGTATGCACTCCGATTCTATGCTGAATCATAAGCCAATCCATATTCAGTTGTTTAGTTAGTGCCTTTAGTTCACGCAGTAGAACCTTAGTGCATACACTACAAGTACTAAATGTACATTGCATTACAAGACCATAACCAAGTACATGATGGTCAATGTTCTTTGATGTAAAGGCGCAAGCTGCATAACCAGAAGCACTCTGTACTCTCATAATATTGGTACCTTCTAACTCTTGTACTAATACATTCAAATACCAATCTCGATTCTGCATAAGCATTTCAGGTACAGCACCAGAATTCAAAGCATCTGTTATAGCGGTACTTAAGAAATCTATAGTTCTATCTCTATCTACATCGGTACATAGTATATCTACTCTACAGTTCTCTTTCATGTACTCTAGTCTCCTGCTGTTTAATCCTATTACGGATATACATAATTACAGCTCTCTTACCACTATTAACCAATAGAGTATTAGTACATGTAATATCTGTACACTCAGGGAATACTGCTTCTAACTCTTCTAGTACATACACTGGTATCTTAGGTTTATTACTACCTACATTACCTGTACTCATAGTACTTACTCCTTCACCGCTTTAAGCGCTTTAATCATATTACCTGGGAAACTAGATGAAGGTACGATTTATAGTACCTTATGAATAGAAAGCCCAGCACAAGGCTGGGCATAGTTTGTGCAAGTACTAACAGAAAGGAAATCTCGCTACAAGCACGTCATCCAGATTCATAGTACCAAGGGCTGGTCTAACTAAGGTCTTATCACCTTGAATGGTGATACCCGCATCAATCCGACTAAGCACATCTTCGCTGTACATGCTATGAAATTCATGTACCAAAGTGTACCGCATAGCATCTACATCACAAGGATGAGTAGCGAAGCTATCATGGATTGGTAGTATATCACATGGCGCAGCATTGATGGTTTTACATAGGTGCGCACCATCTAAACTATGGATAAAGTTCGGAGCTACAGCAGAACAAGCCTTACGTTTGTCGTAAATCCCTGTGTACATAGACGTTAGGATTTTACTGACCCCCATAGACTTAATCTGCACCTGTTTAACTTCTACACCTTCAGCCCAGTTAATTACTGGGATACCTACAGGATTAACCCACTTAAGCTCCTTGTGCGATTCGTTACCGAACCCATCAACCTCAACAGCCCAACGGCATAGGTTCTGTAAGTACCGCATACCTTCGGCTGCTGCTGGCACAGTACGCTCAACACCCGAGCGCAGAGCTTTACCTATACCAACTGATAGCTTATGCATACTGTAAAGCACTTCACCGTCATCATCGAGCACTGGCGTATAACCAGCGTTAAGCATATCAGCTACTACATAGTCCATAGTACTCTTTAGAGTTGCGCTATAAACGTAAGTCATAACAGGTCGCTTTGCCATGCTACGGGTGATAGGCTTATCTTCCCAGTACTGTTGAATCACAGGGTCAGGCTCCTTAGATATGAACAAAGCCTGTGCTTCACTTGCTACCTTCATGTACACATCGGACTTCTTATCTGTACCGTTATCAATCAGATTAGTATAAGCAGCTCCTACAGGGTCACGTAGCATAGCAGAGAAATGCTGTAAGCCTGAGCAAGTAGCATCCTGTGCTACAGGAACGTGGCAGGTATAATCCTCTGGGTTCTGTAGCTCCAAAGCCTCCTGCATAGCCCAACCTGCTTGCAGCAGGGTGAAGGCAGTACTCGGCTCTGGTGCAGGGGTATTAACAGGGTCATCCAAGAACTGTTGAATACACTCCCAGTTGTCCTTAGCCCACTGCATACGCAAGTCGTTATCGTGCTTGTCATAACCGCAGCAGTTAGCGATATGCACCCACAACCAGTACAGACCTCTAGTACCTAAGCGCTTACCTTCCGCGAAGTCTAAGCATCCTTTGACAGCATCATTAGCTTGCGGATTCAAAGCACTACGGAAGTACAGCCTACCTCGCCAGTCAAAGAACACAGGGAAGTACAGGCACTTGTAACCCTTGTACGTTCTGAGTTCCCGGAGCTTACCAACTAGGCCACAGTGCTGACCCCGGCGTACAGCCTCTGCTGTGTGCCAATCACCCATGACGGACTTCCATGCGGCGAACTTATCCAGCTCATCAGCGGTGGCCTCTGCCTTCACCCAGCCATCCATCATTGGGAATTGTGGCTTCGGCATGGGCAGAGTCCGGGGTAGCCCTAGCATCCCAGAACCCGCCGCCATAGCCACCCCGAGCACATCCAGTACCCGAGTATTAACCCGGTATGGAACGGCCTGGGCCTTGTTTGCAGCCTCTATAGCGGGGCGTGCTGAGGGGCTCTTGAGCTGCTCCATAATCCAGCTACGCTGGGCTTTCTTACGCCCGTGAATCTGCATGAGCGTACAGCGCCGGGTAAGGCCCAGGGTGTGATAACCACCCTCCCAGAAGTTCTCCCACGGCTGAGGTGGGATGACACATGGTGGGTACACCCATGACTTGTGCATATGCGGGTCGTTCGCCAAGGTCTCTAAATGCTGCTGTACAGCCTCCGTGACACTAAGGTAATACGATGGTGTGCCCTTGGATTGCGATAGCGCTACCCAGCGAAACAGACCCGTGCTGAATGCTTGCTCACACAGGAGCCGGCCTACAGCAATCTTCTCTTGGGCAGTCCACGGCTCGAAGTCCACCCCGGTATTGGCGCTGGCGTGCAGCAGAGTAATACGGCGATGCGTAACACTCTTGGTGAACGCAGTATCCAAGTACCGCAGAGTCTTATCAGTGTAGGCTGGGGCGAAGTCCTCAAGGTCGGATACAAGGGCTTCCATCTCAATCGCGTCCCCGATACCTCGCAGTACGTTAGTAATACGAGCCTCAAGAGGCTGATGATAACCCTTAATAGCCATGTTAATGAGTTGGCGTAGAACTACAGCAGTAATTACGTCTGGTTGTACACGGCGAATCAACGCCATGTACTTACCTAGAATACCTCTGCACTTCTCACGCGCACAGAACGTAACAATATCTGGATACAAAGACTCATAAGCCGCAGCCAGCAAGCGTCTACCTATGGGTAGCTCGTCTACTCTACCTTGCTGAACTGCATCCTGAATCTGTTGTAGACCCCGTAATAATGCGTTATGCGCTGCTGCATCTTCAATGCGTACTTGGTCAGCAAGCAACACTTCGTACTCTTCTTCATTGCTATAAGGGAGAAACATCATGTACCTCTTGAGGTTCAGTTAAACAGATTGCTTGCGTCTTGCTTCGCATTCCCCTGCAAGTGCAGCATACGCTACACCATCAGTGAAATCATCTAGGCGGAACTCGCCACCAACACTGCGTACCATTTTCAGCAACTCCATGAACTGCCATCCTTGTGTCTCTGTAAGCTCAGTACCGAACATCGCATTGAACGCTTTAACACAGCGCCCCATACTGCGCTCCCCTTCAGGAGTATCACGGGAAGTTGCCCGGTCTTGCATTACAGCAGCCGCATTTTGGAGGATTGTACCTGCTGAGGTACTAGGCACATTACGGCGCACTAGCTCGAAATACGCAGGTGTCCATTTATGCTTAGGTACCCCAACTAGCGTTAAGTTGCGTATATCGCAGGAGTCCACGACTAAGTCGTCATAAGGTTTATTTCCTACTTCATTAAGAGTAGCAATCCAAACTGAGTCATCCTGTAGTACTTTACGCCGCACAATATCGCCAGGATTAAATATGTAGTTACCCTTGCACATCACTCTACCTCCCGAATAAATATCCCATCCTGCATACGCCCTTTACGGTTCTTAATCTTCTCGTAAGCAGCGGTAGCGCACTCATTAGTACTCAAGCCGTGCTGCTCAGCGAGAATAGTGATTACTACCAGCATATCCCCAAGTTCCTTCTTGAGTTCATCCTGAGATAAGCCCTTAGCGATGCACTCGGCTACCTCACCTAACTCTTCCGCCAGCTTAATGAACTGAGCTTGAGGTGTACTACCTTCAATGAGGTTACGGGCCTGTGCCCAGTCAGCGATATTAGCGAATACGTCTTGCATTAGAACTCCTTAAGGCTTTGCATCTAGGATGCGTTGGCTTCTACTGGTGGGTGCTACTGCACTAGCAGCACCCTTATTCAAATTGTACTTGTTGATTACTTCTCGGCGCTGAGTCTCTAACTCTTGCATTCGCTGCTCTGTAGCACGTAGTTCACAGTCGATAGCATCTAGCAGATACTCAGGGCCGGATATAATGTTCTTAGGTTCCACTACCTTGTTCCTTCATCTTAGCGACAGCACGGCGTCTAGCAGCAGCTACCTTAGCCTTCTGCTTAGCAGCCTCGGCTTTCTGCTCATCTGTCTTATGGTCTGGGTAGATAATCGGGTGAAACGGGGCTTGGTAATACTGCACCGCTTTCACAATGAATTTCAGTATATTGTTGTAGTCCATGGACTTAGAACCCCAGTGACCTACAGCATTCTCCATCTTACCAAGCGCAGCATTACATGAGCGGTGTAGTACACCCCGTATCAAACCAGTAGAGTGGCAGTGGTCTACGCAGTAATCACTCTTAGCCCCTGCTGTCTGCAAGGAAATAGCAAGCCCACATACCGGGCATATACCACCCTGCTCACGTATGAGCTTAATTGTGAGCGCCTTAAGTTGGCTACGCGCTAAACGTCTAGCCTTACCTTGCAACTCTCTAGCCTGTTTGTAGTAATCAAACTCATTAGGCAATACTGTTATACTCATCTTGTGTCATCTTCCATTTTGAATTGTAGCATTCAAGGAAATACGCCCGGTTCTCATCGGATAAACCAAGGCTCCAAATGTAAGCGCAAGCACTATCATCAGGGCTACGCAGTAGCCATAGCGCCTCTGCTTCAGGTACTGGGTTCTGATTGATTGCCCGGTACGCATCAAGGGCAAGGTTAGCCGCTTCGTCCTCCCCTTCGATATTGCGTAAGATATTGAGCGCCGTAAGCTCTCCGCATAACTTACCATCATAGCTTTTAATCCCCTTTACGTTATCGGCTGTATCGCCCATAAGCATCTGCAACCAGAAGAACTTAGTACCATGACCATCGGCTTTCTCTTTAAGGCTCTCAGTAAAGCGGGAACCAATCCAACCGAAGCGACCTACAATAGTAAGCTCTCTACCTGTCTCCGTGCAGTACCGTGTACATGGTGCTAACTTCAAGTCCTTATCCTTAGACCACAGGATAGCATTAGGAATACTGTACGCGTCCATTACACAGGCATCATCGGCCTCAAGTAACATCTGAGGAAACACCTCAATCTCCGGCTCTCCTTGGAACAACGTATGAGCAGATTCCCGAAGAGGCTCTAGTAGAGCTGGCTTAGGCTTACCCTTACGATTACCTTGGTACGGTTTAGCACCTAGTAACAGATGCCGCCCGTTCTTATAGCAGCCCTTTGGTGTAAGATGTACTCTAGCGAACTGCGCCTTAGTTAAGAACATAATCTCGTACATGGCTGTCTTGAATCGCTTCTGTGCAGTACTGAGCTTAGCAGCACCAGCACTACAGCTATAGCAAGCGTCATCGCCATCAATGATTACGGTTCTACCTAAGACATAACCAGAGAACGTACTAGGTACATCATGCAAGTTAAACCTAGTAAGTATCGTCATGCGCGGCACCACTGGCACTAGGCTGTTGTAAGCCTAAGTCTGTAACTGCCTTACCCAAGGCGGTATCCATAACTTCAAAGGTGTGAGGTAGTGAACAGTCATTAGCTATAAACATATCCTTAGCTAAGCGTAACGCAAGTACTAACTCCAACTCTATAGCCCTAGCACGGTTTAGTTCACGCTGGAGTTGTTTAATTCGCTGTATCGCTTCTTTACACCAGTTAATGTCTAACTTATCCCCATTGGATAGCATTATATGACCTGACATATGTACTCCTATTACAAGGCGTTAGTGCCTTAAACGAGGACTCTTGATAGAGCCCTCTATTAAAGCTGTTACGCTGGAATGTTCGGCAGATTTGGAATGTTCGGAATGTTCGGAATGTTAGGAGTAGCCGGAATAGCTGGCGTACTAGGTACAGCTACCCGCGGTGCATCCGGTACAAACGGTGGGGTATCCACTACAGGAGTACTAGGTACTGCTGGAATAGCCCCTGCCGGAGCTGCTGGGATTGCGCCAGTAGGTGCCCCCTGCTCATCATTAGGTGCAGCACCTTCATCCTCTGCATCAGTAGCGAGAGTAGGCATACCAAGCGCCAGCAGCATAGATTCCAGCGGGGAGCCTGGGAAGTTCTTGGCAGATAGGCACTTGTTCTGAATGAAGTTCCGGCTCTTACCTGCATCGCTAACCCCATCAATGAACAAGCTATCCCAGCATTCCTTGGTAGGACGCTCCCACAGGAACAGCTTGTACAGGTCATCCGCCGCAGCCGGGATGCTGTACGGCTGCTTAGTCACAGGGTCGAACGGTGGCAGGAACCCCGCCAAGTCAATGACTGAGCGCACAGCGTCACCGGGCTTCTTAGGCTTGGTGTGGATAATCTTCACGAGGAACGCTTCACCCAGCAGTTGGGCAAAGGACTTAGCAGTACCCTTGTAGTTCAACTTCTTGAACAGCAAGAACGCTTTGGATTTCTCATTAGTACCGATAGCCATATCCCAAGGACGCACGATAGCAGGGCTGCCATCTTCCTCTTGATAGCCTTGACCCCACAGCGCGAAGCCCAAGCGCATTTCAGGAGCAGGGGCTTTAGGCTTACCGTTGAAGGTCTGAGGCTGTGCCCCTACTTCAACGTACTCAATGAGGCGACCAAAGGCATAGCCCTCTGGCAGTAGACGAGCAGCGCCCCCAGAGGTAGCCACTGTCATATCGGTCATTACACCTGATTCGACCGCTTCATTAACCAGACCTTGCAGAGTATTTAATACTGACATTTTAACATTCCTTACTTGGTTGTAGGTTGTACTTCGACTATGGAAATTACTTACCATTTAGTATCTTGTATATAGTCGTAGTGTTAACGCCAAACTTATCACACAGCTCAAATATGTTACCACGCTTACCACCGCCACGTGGGCGGTAGTTTTGTTGTATGTAGAGCACGTCCTCAGCAGTCTTGTTTGTCATACATACTAGGACCATACTCAGATTTTGCAGGGAAGGGAGTACTATCATAACGCCACTCCGTATAAGCAGGCATAGTACGGCACATGTCCTTGGGTGTACTAGCCATGATTTGTTCCACCATCTTACCCGCGTACTTAGCCCATTCCTCATTGATGCAATCAAGATAGATAGCATCATGGACTGTATTGATTGGTAGTACACAACCACCAAAGAAGTCGTTATTAATGAGCCAACGGATTACACGTCCGCAAGCACATTGTACAACAAGGGAGGCTTCTCCTTGGTTCCAGTAGTTAGCTAGCTGTGTATCCTTGTAGTCAGCAACTTCCTGCCCTTCCTTCCATTGTAGGTACTGCCGGAAGCTGTAGCGTGTACCACCCTTAGCTGTGAAGTACCCACGCTTATAGCCTAACCAGCGACCATCATCAGTCTGTTCGTACTGGATAACACCGGATGCTTCTACAGCATCCCGCACAACAGTCTTGGAGTACAAGAATGATTTGGGGAATAGCTTCTCTTCGGTGGCAATGAACAGCTCAGCTTCTGCCAACGTACAACCTGTAGCAAAGGAGATACCCATAGCACTCGCACCGTACTGACAAGCAAATGAGCGAGGCTTAATATCCGTACGCATCTGCTTGTACTTCTTGTGCTCTGGATGTTCCTTGTTATGGCACTTCTCAAGGACACTCTCATAGGATTCTCCAAGATTACCTGCTAAGCGCAAGCAGTGCATATCTGTGCCATTGAGCAGGTTAGTCAACAGTGCAGTATCATCTGAGATAGCAGCCAGCGTTACTACTTCCAGCGCAGTGTAATCCACTTCTACTATTCGACCATCAGCACCAAAGCGGGAGGCGAACATCTGCTTAACCTTGGATGTACCATCACGTGGCAAGTTCTGGAGGTTTGGATTTGAGCTACTCAAGCGACCTGTAATAGTACTCGTACCATTCAGGTTATGATGGATAATACTATCTGGGCCTACACAGGTAAGCATACCTGAGCTGGACTTAACAGTATTATCCGTGTTGTATTTGTGCTTAATATAGTATGTTCCAGAGTCCTTGTCTAACTGAGCTAAACGGTGCAACGGCTTAGCTGCATCTGTAAAGTTAGCCAACAAGTCCAATGAGTCCTTACCAGTACTAAACACTGGCGTTACCTCATCGCACAAGAACCGCTTACCCTTGAACTCCGCACGCTTACCTAAGTACTGGTCAGATACGTGTGAAGGAACAGCACTGAGGTCTACAAGCCCAGGCATCCAGAACACTGCTTCACCCCACTTCAACTTCTCAGTTGTAGTATCCATGCGGTGTACCTTTGGCTGCCCTTTGTTCTTACCTGACTTGTAGCGGTCAATATTACCATGCTCTTTTATCAGGTACTCCACTACGTATGGCACTTGTGCGTTCAAGTATTCTACTGGTACGTATTTATCTGTACCTAGTAGGTAGCAGTCAGCTTTCTCGTACTTGATAGGGTCATAGGATACCCGCACATCGTACTTAATAGGCCCACCAAACAAGAACGCTGACATGTGGTAGTCCGAGCCGAAGTTGAACTGCTCACGTAGTTCATCCGGCATAGCAGCAGGAAACATCTGCACAATGCTCTCACGAATAGCATCAGCTTCTACAATCTGCTCAGCATGGTTCTTGTGCGCTACTTCCAAGTCAACGTACAAGCCATTGAACACAGAGATAGCGTTGAACACCAGAGAATCCATGCGCTCCCAGAACATAGGCAACATGCCTTGAGCTTCCAGCGCAGCCCACTGACCGAAGCAAGCCTTACGGGTGTTCTCAATATCCCCCTCTGGCCCGGCTAAGTACCGTATCAAGAGGTCTTTATCAATTTGGCTTGTGAGTGCACCCTGCTCCCATAGGAGCTTGACCTCATCAACCTTCTTAGTACCACCGTACTTAACAGCAGTCTCTTCCAGTGATGGGTACGTCTCTGTCTGGTGGCTTAGCAGGTACTCAGCTAACTGCGTACAGAACACTCGACCACCTCGCTTAAGGAACGCAAGGAAGGATTCCTTGTGGCGGTGCATGAACCACTGTATCTCGAAGGTGGAGTTATGCATTACCATCACTGTACAGCCAGCAACCGCTTCATCGAACCAAGTACTAATATCCGCCTCAGCTCGATTAGTGAAGTACCGATGATGTACAGGCCCGGCATCTACCGCCCAGCCTGGAGCTACAATGTAGTTCAACGGGTTGAACGGGGAGGCTAGGTTCCCGTAGTACTCATGGTTGTTAGTTTCTAAATCTACGATGAGTATAGGCATACTAAACCTCACCATCTGCTACAGGTTTATCTACACGTTCCTCTTGTACCTTCGGCAAGCGGATAACACCCTTGCTGCTGATACAGAGACCTTTCACATGGAACACCTTACCAGTTACAGTGTCGTTCTCTGCTGTAGCTCTGGCAGTAAGTTCATTACGCTTAGCATCTGTCCAACCCTTTCCAAGGTCAGCACTAAAAGGTTTCCCGTTGTACTCGAAATGCAGCTTAGCTACCTGAGCACTGCGCTTACCTTTACCTAGAGCCCAACCAGTACAACGCAAGTCCAAATGCACACCACGGACACGCTTAACAGCGTTGATACTCTTAGGGCCAGCTACCCATGGTGCATCCAGTTGCTTGAGTACAGCACCTTCCCAATTGAAGTCTATAGCCTCATCTGAAAAACCTAACCACTGTTCTTCATTTGAAATCTTGGAGTACTGCACGATATTACTATCCTTGGCAATGTACTCTAACTGCTTACGCCGAATACGATAGGACGCGCTATCCCGCCCATCCATGAAGAACTTACTAGGGATACAGTCATGGTACATAAAGCTGCCGCACTGCGCCATAACCAGGCACTCTACGCCAGTCCAAGGTGTAGTGCGATTAGTATTAACCAGACCGCTAAGCCCCTCTAGCGACATACCAGTATTTACTAATTCAGCTATCAGTACAGAGTACCCTACGCATTGCTCAAGAGGCCGCGACGTAACTAATGAGTCTACTAACAATTCACGTAGCACTTCCTCCTCGAAGTAAAAGCGATTACCTGAGCGAGATAGCACAACAATACCGCAATCCGACGTGTTCATGATTGCGCAGTACACACCATCGTACTTAAGTTCCGCAACAGAGTTCCCCCAGTCAATACGGCTTTGCTCTGCATCTGACAACTCATCGTAGTTCTTTACCAATTGCACTGGCTGATTACGTGATGTAATAGCCGTGATTACCGCTTGCAATGTTGGGTACATATAGCCTCACTTGGCTGTTGGGATGTTCGTAGGATTCATTTCAACCCAAGTATTAATCTCAGGGTCAAATAGAACTTCGTACTGGTTCTTACCTTTAACGCCAGTAGCAGCGCACTTGTTCTTAGGTGTGCTGATACCCCGTATAAAGTCCATGTTATCAGCATCTACACAGCCCATATAGATAGCAAGGTCTAGTGTAGTCTGGATACCTGTCTTACTGTTCTGCATAGCACTAAGCGGTGGAAACAGCATGTTAAAGCCTTCTGCTGAAATCTGTACAGTACCTACATGTAGGAAGTCATAGATAGCAGTCATTTCCCGCATCGCATTCCAGACACCCTCAAGCTGGGATATATCGTTCATGCCTTGGGAATTCCCCATGGCTCTAATACGCCCAGTCATATCGGTAATGACACAGTACGGCTTATGCGACTCAATGATACGCGCCACCTGTGCGATACTCATACCGTGTATATTTATGAACCGGATAGCATCTTGTCGGCCTACGTGATTGTTGTACAGCTCGTGCAACTCTTTGCTGATAGCCAACTCTTTGAGTCGTACACGATTGACCTGTGCTACTGTCTGGTACATACGCGGCGTAAGGTACTCAGCTTGCCCTTCGTTCACGAGGAACAACAAAGGTCGCTCCTTGTACTGAGAGTCCTTAGCTTGATGCGCTATATCAGCAGCCATACGCATGAGGAAGGAAGTCTTACCCTTATCAGTGGGAGCTGCAAGTGCAATGTTATCGCCGGGCCGCAATCCACGTAGGCTACTAGCCAACGCGGGTAAGAAGTTCAACTTAAAGCCGGACTCATCTTCTGTTTTCTCGATGTACTCAAGAACATCAGCAGAGGCCCATTGACCAGCACCTACAGATTGCATCCGTCTACGTGATTCAGCGGTGAGTTGCTGTATCTCAAAGGATACATCCACATCCTCGCCTGAGTTGTACTTGGATAGCACTGCACCAACACGCCCAGCATACGCAGCTTCTTCAAGCTGGTTCACTAAGCCTTGAAGCAAGTCTTTATCTACAGGCTTCTTTAGTTGTTGCACTACACTAGATGTAACGGCTAAGGCATCCTCATCAAGATTCGCTCGCACCTTCATTAGTGTAAGCAAAGCATCAGGGTCTACCTCTTCCTTATCTGGGAAAGCATCGAAGAACAGAGCGTACCAGTTCAGCAGTCCGATAGTAGTACTATCAAACATATCCTTTGGTACAGCTTGCCTTAGCGCCTTAAATCTATCCCTAACCTTTAGGGCTTGTAGCACTAGCATATCCACAAGTACATACCTCTTAAGTCGAAAAATTTACTACGCATTAACGGCTTCAATAAACCATTGCGCAGATTCGTTCTTGGGGTCACACCCAACGCTACACCATGCGTACTTAAACGCTGTACCTAACAACCGCAGCTTCCTAGCAGCTTTGATTGAACCAGCTACACCAGCATCATCATTATCAAATGCTAGTACAACTAAGTCTGAACTAAGTACAAGATGTAGTAAATCCTTATGTAACTCCGTGCCCAGCATGGCGATAGGATACCAACCATCAGGAAGATAGAAGGCAGCTTTCAAAGCTGAGAAGGCATCTTCACACAGGAAGAACCTACCGCCATGCACTTTTACTCCTCGCGGTGCTACATAAGAGCACTGCGCATTATACCGTACCCACTTAGCAGTAGATGTACCTAGTGACCTACCAATAGTCTGTCCGGGTACATCCAGCAGTAATCGGTTAGCACTAGGGCTGTACCGTGGGTTGTATTTAGCTACTACAGGAAAGGATAAACCTTTACTATGTAGCAGCCCTACTACTTTACTTAGATGAGCATTCGGTGCATCTGGATTCAGAGGCACAGCATCATTAGGTAATTCTAATGTACTGTCTTTGTGAACCACAGGCTGTACCTTCACGTACTCTTTCATTACTACACCACCGTCATGGCAACGGTGGCAGTAGCACGTGTACCTATCTGGTAAATTCCGCACAACTAGATTAGGTCTATGTTCAGCACCATGATATACACGGGCACTACGACCTATAGCTAGCTTCTTAGCCTCACGTAACCACTCATCGGGGTGTAACATAAGAACCTCACTGTAAACACAACTGTGGATTGTATTGCTTGGACTCGAACCAAGAAGAGCACCCAGCTTTTCACCTAGTTAGCTACGCTAGGCGCGCCCACTACATCGCGGAGCAACCCGCTACCTCATGGACGAGGCGTACTCCAGCCAGCCTACCAATACAATCCCAGTTGTGCGCTCCTTTTATCGACAGAAGCCACGCCGCCAGCATTTGTGCATCGTTGAGAGGCTGCTGGATTTTGTCGTGTCACTAGGTTCTCCAGATAACACAACTGTGGATTGTACTGTAAGGAATCGAACCTTCAGCAATAGAGTTCACCACGTTATCGCCGAGTCGAACGGCAGCCCTTATGCGTCACCTAGTCAATGCAATCCCAGTTGTGCTATCAGCCACGCTTCCCAGCGTTGCCAATAACTGCCTTGTTTATCGCTCAATCAACGCATCCCAAACAATGCGCGCCACGTTGGAGCTAATGCGCCCCGGCATGATTGCAACGTAACTGTCAGTTGCCGACCCTGTTAAGTTGACTGGACTTATCCGCTCAAGGCAAAGCGTTACCAGTAGCGACATCATTAGAAGTTGAAACATAACCACTCCTTGTCGCTGTAATGCCGTCTGTTCCGGCTGTCAAGATTGAATCACCTCCAATCTTTACTGTGGCGCATTACACGCCGGATTCATACGATGCACCTTCTTTTTTGGTTGACCACAAAAACACTTGAACTTAAATATATACAATGCGTTTGCTATGTCAATGCTGTTTTGCATTTATCATTCTTTTGTTTGGTTCCGCTTCTTGCTGCGGTTATAAACACGCTTGCCCCAGTCGAAAGTTGGGCCGCCGTCAGGGTAGCCGTTGGTTTGCTTCGTAGACGGCGCACGCGCCAGGTTGTAGGTGATCCGGTTTAGTGAGGTTTCCATCATTCACCATCCTCAACGCATGCGCGCATGGTGTAGGTGTGGCGCGGGTTATCTCTGTCGCCATGCTGGTATTTAGTTTCGGCAATTACATCAACAATGCCGTTTGTCCACATCGTCATGACGTAATCATCATGCGTGGCCGTGGCTTTCAGTGACCATAATGGTCTCGGGGAGTTGGCGTCTCTGCCAGCCATTGCGTGCACCAGGTTGAGCAGTCGATACACATCACTTCTCTCGCCGTCATCTTTGCACCATGATGCGGTTATTGTTTTTGGTTTGTCAGTCATTTTGCTTCTCCATTGGTTGTTTTCCTCAGTATATATCTACCGCCATCGATGTCAACGGGGTATATTCATCTCATCACACAGCGAGCCAGTCGCTTATCCTTTGCGCACCACGACCGTGCGTTAATAGCTGGCAGGTCAGCCCGGTACCACATCGGGGCCGCAGCTTTAGCCGTTATGGTGTTCCTCCATGCCTAGCGAGCTGCATCACGGCGCAATGTGTAGGGTGCCATCATTCGCCCGCCTGGCTTCCAGGTTATTTGTCCCGCTCAGTTAGCGCTGATGCGGGATTTTTTTTGCTTGTGTGGTTGCAATATGGCTCATAACGTATATATTCAGATACAGGATAACAACGAGGACGCAAACAAATGAAACTA